TGAGGAAAGGAGTAGCAAATGAACGAGCATAAAAACGAGAAGAAGTGTCTCCGCTGCAAAAAATATTTTGAGTTTGATGAGACTAATTCGAAATGGGATTACGGCGGATACACAATCACAAAATTAGCTCAGTGTCCGGAATGTGGATGCTGGCAGGCAGTCAAGTTCGAAGCAGAAAATAATTTGAACTTTGATAAGAGATATTATTAATTTTTTTACATACAACAATACAAAATTAATAAAGAAAGGAAATATATTAAATGAATTTTGAAATGTTAGGAAAGCTGAGTATCAGCAAAGCAACAGAAAAGTTCCAACCATTTACTGAAAATGTATATGATTCCGGTTGGAAGAAGACCACATTAAGATTTAATGCTATTTGTGGTGACAACAGACATATGTTACAGGTCGACGCAGGATGCTGGGCAGACGGCCACGGAGACATCTACACATTTAGTAAGGGTACAACAGATGAATCTGGCAACAAGAAGAAGGGTGAATCTTTCACAATTCCTTTTAAGGACAGATTAACATCTAAGAGATTAGCAGAAGTGGCAGAATTCAAGAAGTTTGTATTTGACCTTGAAGAACCGGGCAGAAGATACAAACTTAAGAACATGGTTGATGCCATTAAGGAAGGTAAGAATGTTACTAATGAACAGTTAAAGGAAGTTGGACTTCTAGCGGCTGATGAAGTTGATAGAGCTTATGAAGAAAGTCAGAAGAAGCATCATGAATTTATTTATGAGGGTGACTATATTGACTTCATCAAGAAGGTTGTTGAAAGTGAAAAGTACAAGAATAAGAAATTCTTAATTCGTGGTACTGGTAATTATACATATTCTGATAAGAATGAAAAGTTCTATGAAAACTATATCCCTAATCGTATCTATCTGGCATCAGATGATGCAGAAGAAAAGAGTGTGGCAACAATTACATTGCTTTTTGGTTCAGAAGGTTTAAATGAACTGGACGCAGAAGAGAAGGGTAAGTATACAGTAAGTGGTTGGGCTATGGAATATGACAATAATCGCAAGAAGAATATTCCGGTTCCTACAGTGATTACAATTCCTACAATAGATGCGAAATGGGCAAATGCTGCAAAGAAGAAGTTTGTCACTGAAGGTGAGACTCTTAAAGAGTATGGTGTTGAAGTAAATATGCTTAATGGTGCTCAGAAAATGGAAGTCACAGAGGATATGCTTACAGAAGAACAGCGTGAAGATTTAGAGGCTGGTTTTATTACAATGGATGATATTATTAAGGAACTTGGCGGCAGCGTATACGGAGACCGTGTTCGTGAATATCAGTTAATCAAGCCTGCAAAGGGATATACAAAGGGTGCTCAGGATTCCGTACTTACAGTGGATGATATGGTTGTACCACCTCTTGAAGACGTGACAGAAGACCTGTTTGATGACGATGAAGATGAAATTTAATATAGGGGGTAAATAATATGGCATTTGTTAAGCCTACATTGCAGAGATCTGCGACAGAAATTAATAAGATTACCGGATTCATTATGGGTGTTAGAAAGTTTGGTAAAACCACACTTTGGGCAGACATGATTAAGGAAAAGTTCGGTGATCCAGAAAAGGGATTATTAGTATCTTGTGGTATGGAGCATGGTACTAATATGATTGACTGTATCAATACAACACATATTAATACATTTAAGGAATTATCCGAATTAAAGCAGTGGCTTCTTAGTACAAAGGGAACAGAGCATAATATTGAAATGATTTGTTTTGACAGTGCGGAAGAGTTGTTTGGCATTTTTGAGCAAGAAACAATCAGACGCTCAAATTTAGAGAATCCTAAAAAGCAGGTAAAATCTATTAAAGCTGCTTATAACGGATTCACAAATGGAGAAAAGGAATGTGCAAAGTTAGTTAAAGAATTCTTAAATGACTTATATAATGCTGGTATTATTCCTTGGTCTATTGGTCACACAAAGTTAAAGACTGTTAGAGATAAAGCATCCTTAGATGAAGAAGGATTCCAGAAGTTAGGATCTTCATTAATTGCAGATTATGAGTCCGCAATCGCTGACTGTTTTGATATCATCGTTACTGGATTAATTGATAGAGAAATTGAAGAAAAGGGCGAGGGCGATTCTGTAAAGAGATATGTTAAGGAAACTGAAAGAAGATTATATTTCAGAGGTAATGAAATAGTTGAGGCCGGTGGTAGATTAAAGGGATTAGCAGTTCCTGAATATATTGTTTTTGATAAGGAAAATATGGGTGCTACTTTCATTGAAACAGTAGAAACAGCATTAAAAGCCGGTAGAACAACTGATGTAAAAGCACCTACTTCTAATAAAGTTACCAAACCTGCTCTTGCACCTGTGTCTGAGGAAGAACCAAAAGTAGAAGATGAGCTTGAAGAAGGACTTCCATTCGAACCGGCTCCAGAAGAGATGGAAGCGGAATCAGAACCAGTAATTACCGCAGATGATGTTCGTACATTATTTAAGGCTGCAGACAAGGATAAAAAGGCAGAAGTAAAGAAGGTACTTACTGATTATGATGGTAAGTTAGATAATGCAGACCAGGACGGTTTAAACCGTATGTATGCAATTCTTACAGCTTAATACAATTACATATAGAGGGGCATGAATATGTCCCTCTTGTTATATAAGGAGGATTTATGGCAACAGTAAAATGTCAGGCGTGTGGAGAAATGATTGACAGAGATATGGCTTATAAGGTTTCTGTTGGTAAGACTAATAGATATTATTGTAGTCAGCAGGAATACATGCGTAAACTGCATAAAGATAGCTTGGCAAAAGCAGTTAAGAATGACACATATGACAAAATATATTATTTCCTGGGCGGCAAGACAACAAATACAATATTGTTTTCCACAATTTCTTCTATAGCATCTGTATATTCATATGAAAAGATTCGTTCTTATCTTAATGATAATAAAGAAATGTTAGAAAGAGTAATGAACAAAAATTTCCAATCCGAGTATGCAAAAATTAAATATTTTTGTGCAATTCTCAGCAATAATATTGGTGATTATATACCAAAAGAAGAAGATGTTACTTATATAACAGATAACGAGTATGAGTTAGTAGAAATAAAGTACAAACCAAAACAAAAAAGACGAAGTATGAGTGACTTAGAAATGGAGTTATTAGATGGCTGAATTTTTAACAGGAGTAACAGATAAATACGCTCAACCTTTATTAAAAGGACGAATTGAAATTGAAGGTAATGTAGTTAGCTGCCTTTTCAAAGATATGTTGTTATTAGATGAAGTTAAATTAGAAGCAAAAGATTTTATTACTTCTGATGGACATTTTTACTTCTCATTATTAAAAGACCTTAGAAAAAAAGGATTCTACACTCTTGACGAAATAACTATCTTATCAAATAGCAAAGAGACAGTCGTAGACCAATTTGTAGAGCGCGGCGGATGGGATACTATACAGCATCAAATTGACATTATCAATGAAAAGAATTTTGACACTTACATTGATATTTTATATAGAGAAAACATTCTTTGTAATATGCACTTAGATGGTTTCAATCTTATTAATCCAATTATGATAGGTGATAAAAAAGTAGCACCATTGAAATTACTTCGTAAAATGTCTGCAGAAGAAGTTGTTGATTGGTATGAATCAAGATTAGCTTCGTATGGTACCGGATATTCCAGCAAGGTTCTTGAAGAAGAGGAAATTGTAGAATTTACAGACGAGTTCATTTCTGAGTGTGAAGAGGGTCTGGAGAACGGTGTGCCGTTTGACGAAGGTGATTTGGATGTTAATCTCAACCCAATGAACTGTTTCCCATTCTTGTCTAGACAGATATCAGGCTTGCTGCCCGGTACATTAACCATGATGGGCGGATTCTCCAGTACCGGTAAATCTACATGGTTCGTCACTTTAATTATGGCATTACTTCACTATGACCGTAAGGTTCTTGTTATTACCAATGAAGAAGATGTTAAGAGATTTAAGATTAAATTTCTTGTATGGTTGGTTGGTAAGTACACAAGATATTTTGGGCTAACAAAGAAGAAAATGACTTCCGGACAG